ACATCATGCTCAAGAATCACATTACACGTCACAGGTGTGAACCCTGCCGGGTCATCCAGTACAGGGGTGTAAGTTGATGACACCCCGAACTGGCTCACGACCTTGGCAGGAATCGCCGTTATGTTATCCGAGAAACCCATTAATTCCCGGTTACGTCAATCAAATATCCGGCCGCTTTGGATATTGCGGATTTGACCGCGCCGTCTTCATCGAATGATGCAAGAAATGCGTTGCTTGAATCATGCCGGACTCTCAAGACATCTGAACGGACCTCATCATTATAATATTGTTCGGTGATGATCTCATCAGCCGCACCCTCATTCCAGAGAAAAGTTCTACCTACGCAGGGCTCTGTGATATCGCCGTCGCTGGTTTTGCACAGCAGAGCATATGTATCAGACCAGATACCGGATAATGACGCATCCTGACCACGTTTAGCGGTATTCTTCAGGGCACCGGCAACCAGAATTTTGTCAACATTGAAATAGGTTTTCAGGTGATCCGCGTTGATCTGGCCGGTTTTGGCAGTGTCAGGAAAAAGTTGATAAACCTGGGCCTGGACTTCTGCGTTTTTGGTGAGATACAGAAAGTTTGTGTAGCTCATTGCCAGGGTGTCGGGTGTGATTCCTAATGCTCGCATAGACGCCTTGCCGGTATCCACATCATCGCGGGGAGATGCGCTGGCAACGGTTGCCCATGCTGTGCTGGCTGCGATTGCAGTTTCAAAAGCTGTCTCGCTGAAAAGTTTGGCCGCGATTCTGGCTTCCTGTGCGCGGAGAATGTTGTTCATCAGGATGTTTGCAATAGTCAACTCATACGCAAACTGAGTGCCATAAATAGCTGCATAACGCCTGTCAATCCTGCTTTCAAGACCATTTTCAGATGTGGTGTAATAACCGTTCTCGAACTCATCGCTTGACCGGTTATAGTGACCCAAGGGGCCTCTTTTTGTATCAAGCAGATTAAAAAGTGCCTCTTTCGGGATGACCGGATAATTTGCCGCTTGAGAAGCAACATGGAAATAAGGCATCAACTCAAGGCCGATGTACCCCATCTCCGGGGCTTTCTTCATGGTTTCATAAATAGCCATACCCAAGTCAGGGCGCTGGATTGTGGTGTCACTTGTCGGTTTCATAATTTTCTATCTCCTATGATGCCAGTGTGGAATTTGTATATTCAATCCAGATCGCTGACAAAACAACAGTGTCAGTTGTATGCGCTCCTGGTGTCAGTTCAACGGTCAGGGTTTGCGCCCCGGCTGGTACGTCGGCTGCGGCAATGGTAATGGTTTTTTCTGCTACGGTGCTGCCCAAGGCCGCGGAAACGTCCTCAACTTTCGTGTCACCCTCGTTGAAGTATGCGTCGCTGCCAACTGTCGGGGTATCGGTTGATCCACCAGACTTGGCTCGGAAATGAATCACAACATCAGCGGTCACGTCCAGGGAAGGGGGCAAGGGTGTCTGAAAAATAATGGCGTCAGAGTTTGAAGCCGCCCAGGTCAGGACTAAACCGGAATCGGTATCACCATCTGCCATGTCCAGAATTGGAGTTGTGGACCCGGTAAGGGCTGTTGCATTGGTTGCGTCGGATTCAAGGCAGGTCACAAGGGGAACAGGGATGAACGCTTGAGCCGTTGCGATATGTTGATAAATTTCAGCCAGAGCATCTTCAACGGTTGCTGTCGATGTGAAGGCCCCTGAATCAGCAATTGAAACAGTGCCAGCGGTCGTGGCCAGCACCGGAGAAACAACAAATTCAACGATGTCACCGGCTGCCGTTGCCGCTTCCATGGCTGTACCGATTGCCGAACCGCTTGAGGTATCGGATATTTTCCCATCAGCCGCACCGTAAAGAGTCGCAGCAATGGAGAAGGTGTCGGCCGCTACCCCTAAAAACGTGCCGTTATCGGTGAATAATCTTACCGCGATTGGATCGCCGTCATCTTCTTTGCTCATTGTGAGCCCTATTGCGGCCTCACCAGCGCCTGCATAGATAACCTCGGGTGGGCTGGTGGTGGTGCCGGATTCAATTTTTACCCGGCGGCCTTCTTCAAGGTCTTCACCGGCCTGGAACGTCCTGGGTCCAACTGTATAAACAGATTGTGTCATTTTCTTTTCTCCTATTTTCTTTCAAGAAAGGCTGCGTGAAGGGCCGGCTTTGAAATTGCGACGGCTTTTAGGGCCTCTGTTTTGGTACATTTTTTTTCTGACTGATAAGCCAGCACGGCATCCATGAAATTTTCCTTCCCATCGTCGTTTGTTTCGTGGCCTTGCTGGCCAACGCTTTCAGGTGTTTGGATTTCAAGGTTTTCAAGATCTTTGTTTTTGTTCAGCTTTTCGGCTTCGTAAAAAAGTTTGTAAGATCCTTCTACGCTCAACCCTTCTGTGATTGCCTGTGCTTTTGCAGCTGCGTCAGCGTCATCAATGGCAAGAATAGCTGTGACCCGTTCCCGTTCCTGTGTGATACCGGCTGCCAATCCTTCATCGTTGCCGGTTTTTTGGGCCTCGGCCTGAATTTGTGCCAGCAGGTCGGGCGCTTCTTTTGTCAGGTTTTCAAGTGTCCATTCCATCTGATTATCCTCTTTTAGATTTATAATTTCGCCCATGGGCGCTGGTTCTTCATCGAATTTTGAAAATGTTGATATTGAGGTGTTTGAGTCTGCACCCAGGGGGACAAATGACGTTTCAAAGACCTCTGATTCAAGCCATACCTCTGCTGGACCTTTGAGATTTTTCCCGTTAACCAAGGCTTTACCGTCTTTTTCCAGGGACATGATTTTCACTGGTCGGACCCCGATTGACGCTTGCCAAGGGAATCCCTCTTTTGCCAATCCGCTAACTTCCCGGGCTTTTTCTGTAACTTCGGAAAATTTGCCAGTTACAAAAAAAGAGCTATCTTTGTGGGTTTTAGTAGAGTAACCAACAATCTGATTTGGGTCATGATTCATCAAAACCGGGATTTGTTTTTTTGCCTTGATGCCATCAACCTCAATAGCCAGCATCCCCCACCACCTGTCAACGACCTCACCTGTGTATGCCTCAATCAGAAACCCGTTGCCGGATTCGTCATCTTTTGCAAGCTGGACAGGTGCCGATAGTGACAAGCCTGTACATTTTGCTTCATTCAGTTTTATTTCCATCTTCTCCCTCTGTTTCCGCTGTTTCTTCTGCGATAATCTCAGCCGTCATTGAAATGTCGTATTCTTCCTCAAGCTCTTTGATGTAAGCCTTTTCAATTGCCGCCTGTTTCAGTTTTTTGCGCCAATCCGCGCCCTGGCCTCCGTAAATATCGCTATATGTTTTTGTGTTGTTCCCAAGGCGCTCAGAATCGGCTTTTGCTTCTTTGCCGTGATCAATGGGCCTGTTGGGTGGTGGCACCCAGTCTGTACGGGTGTAGGCGTAAAGATTATCTTTAAAATGCTGAATAGAAGTCACAGGCAGGATGCCACGCAGAGCCGCCTCATATTGTAGAAGGGAGAACAGCGGCTGATTGAATCGGTTGTTCAAAATCATTCGGTCATAATCATCAAAACGGGTTGCATTTTCGATGCTGGCCCGACTTGCTGAATAGCTGGACGTATAAGACCTTGAGACGTTTTCAGATCCGCGCCCGGTTGCCATGCCAAGACGGGAAACTATTGACCGGTTCATGATTTCGTAAGAGGGACCGGGTGTGTTCGAATCAAGGAAACTTGCCTCTTCACCTTCACGGCCAAAAATCATGGTCCCCTTTTCCATTTCCTGAATACGATCTGAATAATCGTCGTTGGGTTTGTTCTGTGCTACTGCGCCCGAATCTGATTTTACAAATGCTGTCCAAAGATTTTGGATAAGGGCTTTTATCAATGCCGCGTCAACAAAATCGTTTGAGTCTTTGATTTCCTTTATCATGGGGGACATGATGGAATCCTGCCGGTACTCCGCGACGTTTCTGACGTCGCAAGTAAACAGCATGTTCGGGAATCCAGTATCCTTATTAACAGCATTGATCGAAATACAGTCGTCAACTTTCGATGAATAACT